TACAATACACTAAAACATCATAAAGCAATTTGGAATAAAGTGAATTAAAACAAATAACTTTTCATTTAAAACAAATAAGGAGGCAATTATGAAGAACAAAGGCATATTTACAAAGGAGTGGTGGATTGCAAGCGGTATTAGAGCGGTTCGCACGATTGCTCAAACGGCTATTGCAACCATAGGCACAAGCGCAGTAATGAGCGAAGTTAATTGGCTTATGGTATTATCGGCTAGCTTATTAAGCGGTATTCTGTCAATGCTCACTAGTATCGCAGGACTTCCAGAGGTAGAGAAATGATTGATGTAAATTTACTTATCGCAGTCGGTGGAATTGCCATAACGCTGATATTTTCTATCCTCACACAGAATCGTGCTAGCAAGAACAGCGTGAAAGATGAAATACAGCAGGCAAAGGCAGAGGCTCAAAAGCAGGCAAGAGTAGAAAGCAAGCTTGATGAAATAAGCTCCGACACGAAGGACATTAAATCGGATTTAAGAAATGTTAAGTCTGACATTAGTTCAATTAATGAGCGCTTGATTATCGTGGAACAGAGTACGAAGAGCGCACATCATAGGATTGACGACATAATGAAGGGAGATGATGAAAATGCTTAAAGGAACTGTAACGATAGGCGAAGCAGTTTGCAATGAAAATGGCAAGGCTGTAGGCGGCAAGGCAGGTGACCAAACAGGAAGAGAATTAAGGTTTACTAGGTTATCTGATAACTTTAAGTTTACTCACATCTACAGATTTATAGATGAAAAAGCGGCAGATTTATGTGTTAGAAAGGTAGTTAAGGTTATTAATTCTAATTGTTGTGGTTACAGTCAGATGCTTAATCATAGAACAAGCCTTGCAGACGAACTTGTAAAGTATAACTGGAACGTTGGAAAGATGATAGCAAGTGGCGCAAAGGTTGAAGCAGATTGCAGCTCACTAGTCGCTTGTATGGTTAAGGCACTTCAAGCAAAGTTTGGGCAGTCCTACAATATATCTAAAAATGCGTATAGCGGCGATTTAGGCGATTTACTTATGCGTACAGGTAAATTTATACGTATTGATGTAGACAGGGTTAAATCGGGCAGAATGAGCCTTAAAAAGGGTGATATTTTGATAAGACCTTATCATCATGTTGCGATCGTAACGGATGTAAAATAATTTCAAAAACCGCTTGTAATTATTTCCTAAATGGGTTATAATAAATGAGTACATTAAGGATAGCGTTACTTAATGTTTACAGTGGTTTAATGATTATGTAGCATAAGACATTAAAACTTATGCAGTTTAATCCACTAACGGATTGACAGGTTGAACTTTTAATCATTATAGGCGGTGACTACCAAAACAAATTAACCAATATGCTTTGCATTTTTGATTTTACGTGATATTTATTATTACTGGCAATTTTCCCGTTGCTGTCTATAATGATTAAGGTTTTTTGAATTAGTTTGTTAGCGGATGTGTCGCTACCTTTGTTTATGATAACCGACATTAAGAACATACTCCAATATATACACAAATTTCTACCTTCAATATAAATCATAAAGCCGAACACATCCGCTTTTTAAATTGCTTATATCACACTCCCTATGCACACATAGAGGAACTACCATATTTCACCGAAAGAAGAGAACTACAATTAGTGGTTCTCTTCTTTTTTTATGTTTATTTTTCTAAACGCAAATTGTAATAAAATGGAATAGCAAATAAAAAAATATTTGAAATAATCAAAAAAGTAGTTGACATATATCAAAAAGTATGCTATGATGTATTCAGAAAGGAGGTCAATGAATGGTCAATATCAATAAGTTGAGGTCATACCTTGCACTACGAGGAATGACTATCAGAGATTTAGCAGAAGCCATTAAAATGCCGATAAGTACGTTATCTAACAAGATTAATGGCAGGACTGAATTTACAGCTAGTGAGATAGCGCAGATTCAGACGGTACTTAACATTCCAGATGAAGAAGTTCTAGACATTTTTATTAAGGAGGTGAAGTGATGATAGTTCTTGATTATTTTGAAGTAGCCTATATCGCTTTGGTTTTTCTTATGCTCGGTATGGGTATCATGCACTGGGCATACAGTCCTGAAAGAGAAGAAATAAGAGAACTTAAGGCTAGACTTAAAGAGGTGCGCAGTGGTAAAGAAAAGAGTAAAGAATGAAGAAATCAGTGAGATGATTGAACAAAAAGGCTTAAGAGCTACAGCCGATTATCTTGTAAAAGTGGCAGGCTATACAATATCTTCTACCTATGGCAAGTTAAGAGATTTAGGTGTTCCTTCAGATGAACTACAAAGGGCAGGTATCCACAAATATTACTTTGGCACAACAACGGAGAATAGCCACTTTAGAGTTATGAGTGAACGCAAGGTAAGCAACAAAAGACCTATTGACAAGAGAACTATTCTAGCACTTGTAATAGCAAAGTGGAGTGATGAGAAAATCATTGAAGAGTTCTTTGGAAATGAAAGAGAGGATATTGTTAAAGCTATCAAGGAAGTTAGAGTTTACTACAAAAAGAGAAAAGAAGAGATTAAGAAAAATGGAGGTTATTGAGATATGGCAGATTTAAAAGATGAGGTTATTTTTATTGCAAGAATGCTTACTAACTTGCAGGATCGCATTAAGGACATAAAGAATAATTACGGTGTGAATATATGGGGAGTTGATGATTTCCTCGTTAAAGATGTTTTTGTGCTTGCAAAGGCATTTGATTTAAAGCCTGAAATAAGCAATATCGACACAACATACGGACATACCAAGATGGCAAAGATAGAGATTGAGGGAATAACATTTACATCAGTTTACACTAAAGAAGAGTATGAAGAATATTATAAGAGATATACGGAGGTAGAAAGCAATGTTTAATTTGACAATGATGGAACTTACAAAGGATGCTGTTGAAATGCAGAATGCTATTGAGGAAAATGCTGAAAATGCTGATTTATATATCGATAGCATTGAAGCAAACAATCTGATGATTAATGAAAAGGCTGATTCGTATGCAGCAGTAGCATTGAATATCGAGGCAGAAATCAAGGAGATGGCTGAATATGTCAAGAAGGCTAGTGACAGAAAGATGTCACTTACTAGAAAACTTGACAGACTTAAGGACAGATTGATGTATTGCATGTTACTTATGGGCAAGAAGAACATAGGCGATAAGTCTGATATAAAGGTTGTCGGCAATGGTGGAAAGCGTAAAGTTACGATCGTAGATATGGAGCTTTTACCTGACAAGTTCAAGAAGATTACCATTGAGCCTGATAACGATAAAATCAGAGAGGCTTTAGAAAAAGGTGAAGAAGTTCCAGGATGTGTTCTTGAAGAAAGAGGACAGCATTTATCAATTAAGTTCAAAGGAGTATGATATGACAAATATGACAATGCAGGAAAAAACTGATTTAATGGCTATAGTTAGTGCCACTACAAACACTGTAGAATGCTGTACAAAAACAATAATTAACCTTAAGAGGTTATCAGAATTTGTAGAAGATAAGAGAAGTATGACAGTTATTGAGGAACTTAAGAAAATAACAGAGGAAATAGTCCAGGATTCAAATTTCATTACCGCAGTCTGTAAGACATTGGTAATAGATGGAAAGTCGGATGCAGATAGCATTATGAAAACACTTGCAAAGATTAAGGAGGATACAGAGGTATGAAGAACGAAATACAGACATCAGAAAAGCAGAGCTTCGGAGCTTATATGCGCCAGGATGCAGTAAAGAACTATGTTAATAATATGCTTAACAATCCAAAGGAAAGTACAAAATTCATAGCTTCAATCGTTACCGCAGTAAACAATAATTCGCAGTTAGCAGAGTGTGCTAAAAGCACGATTTTAAGTGCAGCTTTATTAGGTCACAGCCTTAATTTAAGTCCTTCAGCTTCACTCGGACAGTATTTCATTGTGCCTTTTGACGATAGAAGAAAAGGTTGTAAGGTTGCACAGTTCCAGTTAGGTTATAAAGGCTTTATTCAGCTTGCCATTAGAAGTGGGCAGTACAAGAATATCAATGTTATTTCGGTCAAGGAAGGTGAGCTTATCGCCTACAATCCTTTTAATGATGAGGTAGAACTTAAACCTATTACTAACTACGAGGAACGTAAGAAGGCAAAGACAGTCGGCTATTATGCATTTTTTGAACTTGTAAATGGCTTTAGAAAGTCCATATATTGGAGCAAAGAACAGATGTTAGAACACGCTAAAAAGTATTCAGCAGGCTATCAAGCCGACCTTAAGAAGGGAACAAGCTACACATTCTGGGCAAAAGACTTTGATGCCATGGCTTACAAGACTTTATTAAGGCAGCTCATAAGCAAATGGGGCATCATGTCAATAGAGATGGAAAAGGGTTATGTTGGTGACCAGGCTGTTATTAATGCGGATGGAAGTTCAGATTACGTTGACAATGCTACACGTTATCCACAGATTGTGGAAAAGGAAGAGGATAAGCCACAGGAAGAAGAGACCGAGGAAGAGTTGCCAAAGGTTGAGGGTGAAATCGTGGAAGATAAGAAAAGCTAATTGCTAAAGACTAGTTAGGGAAAGGAGGTGTTAAACTTTAAATGGATGAAAGAATGGAATCCATAACCATTTACAGAAATATGGTTGATTCGGTGAGAAATTTAGACCAAGCTGATTTTCAGCCAATAGTTATGGCAATCTTTGATTTTGCACTTGATGGGAAAGAACCTGAAAATCTCACTCCAATGCAGTACGCTGTCTTTAATATGACTAGAGTAAACATTGAGAAAAGCAACGAAAGAAGGCGCAACAAAGCAGAATACGAAAAGAAACGCAGAGAACGCAAAAAAGCCGAAAGAGAAGCATTAAAAAGTAATAGCGTGGACAATGCGTGGACAAGCGTGGACAATAAAAGCAAGTGCGTGGACGAGCGTTCCGACAAAGAGAAAGAGAAAGAGAAAGTAAAAGTAAAAGAGAAAGTAAAAGAGAATGAAAAAGAAAAAGAGAAAGAGAAAGTAAAAGAGAAGGAAAGTAAAAATAATAGTAATAATATATATATGTGTGGGGAAAAAATTTCCCCACAGACACCTAGAAAAAATTTTGTTAAACCAACTGTAGAGGAAGTAAGAAATTACTGCATTGAAAGAAAGAACAATGTCAATCCTGAAAAGTTCATTGATTTTTATGAAGCTAAAGACTGGTATATCGGTAAGAACAAAATGAAAGACTGGAAGGCAGCAGTTAGAACGTGGGAAGGAAGAAGTTCTAACGGATATACAAACAGTATCAGTAACAGAGTTGATGTTGTAGACAGTTGGCTGACAGGAGGTGGAAATGACTGAAAAGGAGTTCTCAATTCTAGTTAAGGGAATGAAGGCGATATATGCACAGCCTACTTTTATTCCAGATGCTTACGCTTTTAAGGTATGGTTCAGCCTGCTTGAAGATTTAGACTATAAGGATGCAAGTGCAGCTATTCAAAAGCACATGCAGACAAGTCCATATCCTCCGACAGTGGCTGACATCAGAAAACAGATCGTAGACATTAAAAGTCCTGACCTTAAGACAGATGAGCAGTATTTTCTAGAAATCAAAGAGGCGGTGCAGAAAAGCACTTACTATTCTAAAGAGGCTTTTGAAAACTTAAGTGATGTAGCAAAAGCAGTAGTTAGGGATGCTAGCAACTTAAAAACGTGGGCGTTAGAAGATGAAAGAACCTTTAATGAGGTTCAAAAGAGCTACATCCTTAAAGCTATAGCAACACAGAGAAAGAATGTAAGAGAACTGCAAAGCGTTTCACCTAAATTGCAGCAAGTAATAATGACAGCACTAAACGAAGGCGAGGTAAAGAAGATTGAAGGAGATTGAGTTTGAAGTACCTAGAGTAATGGGAAAGATGAGAACTAGAACTGTAAGACGTGGTGGCTTCACTAAAAGCTATACACCAGAACAAGACGTGATTTATGAAAACCTTGTGAAAACACTTTATCTTAATAAGGCTAACGGACTTATGTGGAATGATAAAGAGCCAATAGAGGTGCATATAGTAGCTTACTTTGACATTCCAAAGAGCTACAGCAAGAAGAAATCTAAAGCGGCAGCAGAGCTTCAGATGTTCCCTTGCAAGAAGCCTGATGCAGATAACATTGCCAAGATTATTCTTGATGGACTAAATGGAGTAGCATATCATGATGATGCACAAATCGTATGTCTGACAGTCCTTAAAGTCTTTCACAATGACCTACCGAAAGTCAAGGTTACAATTAGGGATATAGGTTTTCCATTTGGAAATTAAAATATACAGCGTATAACGTGTCTATTTGCCTTAAAAACGCTTTTAAATCATTCAGAGGTATAAATGTATACCTAACGCATAAAAGCGTCTTAAAATGACAAATAGAGCCTATAGAAAGCATAATACAGAAAGGAGCAAAATGAATGTTTGAATTAACGGATGAATCATTAGTGATATTTGAACAGATTGTGGGCGGCAAAGTACATTCGGTAAGTTACGATCCAAAATACCGCATATACAATGTCACATTTAAACGTGACGGATGTTCGGAGAAGGAAGAAAAGAAAGTGTCAAGAGAACTGTTTGAGGATGTAATGACAGGAAGAACAAATTTAAATGGTTTAAGAAAGGATTAACGCTAACCTTGTGAAACGAGGTTGACTAACGTGTGAAGTAAAACGGAGTTAGTCGTAAAATGCTATGAATTGAGTTGCCTGATGAGAAACAAAACGCTTCATGCGTGGGCATTAAAGTAAGCTAAAAAACGCTAGCAGATAGATTGCCACAATGCACAATTTAGTGTAGTGTGGTGCGTTGACAGAATTTGAATTTATACTAGAAGATAGAAAAGCAAAGATTAAATCTGTAGTAGAGAAGTACGGAGAGGATAAGTTTATATTATCTTTTAGCGGTGGAAAAGATAGCACAGTATTAAGTAAGCTCATAGACCTAGCTATTCCAGATAACAAACTAACAAGAGTATATTCTGATACAGGCATTGAGTACAATATAAACAGACAATTCGTTTATAAGATGGCAGAAACTGATGATAGATTTGTTATTGTAAAGCCTAAATTACCAATAAAGAAAATGCTTGAAGAAGTTGGCTATCCTTTTAAGTCAAAGGAGCATAGCCAGGCAGTAGACTATTATCAGACTAAAGGAATAGACAGTAAGACAGTTGAAAGGTATATACATCCGTCTGAAGGCAGAAAAGCATACGGTTGTCCTGACATTTTAAAGTATCAGTTTGAGGAAGATACGGCATTGAAGTTTAGGGTATCACTTAAATGTTGCAAGAAACTTAAGAAAGAGCCTATCGCACAGTATCAGAAAGATAATGGCAAACCATACAAGATACTTGGAATAAGGCACGAGGAAGGTGGTTTGAGAAAGAGTGCGAAGTGTTTAGCATTCAAGGAAGGTGAACTTTACAGCTTTAATCCACTAATTGTTGTGACGGAAGAATGGATAAACTGGTTTGTTAAGGAATACAAAGTTGAACTATCAGCTCTGTATTATCCACCTTTTAGCTTTGAGAGAACAGGTTGCAAAGGTTGTCCTTTTAATTTACACCTGCAAGATGATTTGGATGTGATGGAAAGGCTGCTGCCTGCGGAAAAGAAACAATGCGAATACATTTGGAAACCAGTCTATGATGAATATAGGCGGCTAGGCTACAGGTTAAGGAAAGATGATACAATAGAAGGACAGATGGATATTAGTGATTTTTTAGGAGGAAAACATGAATAGAGTAATATTAATTGGCAGATTAACGAAAGACCCTGAAATTAGAACAAGCGGCAATTATACGATTGCAAGTTTTAGTATTGCGGTGGATAGAAAGTTCAAGAGAGACGGAGAACCTGAAGCGGACTTTTTCAACTGCACAGCCTTTAATAAGACAGCGGAATTTGTAGAGAAGTACTGCAAGAAGGGAATGAAAATGGTAGTTGAGGGCAGAATACAGAATGATAACTATGAGAAAGACGGTGTAAAGCACTATGGTGTAAAGATTATGGTGGATAGTTTAGAGTTTGCAGAAAGTAAGAGTGCGAGTTCTACACCAAGCACAAAGGCAGAAATAACAGGTGATGAATTTGTGGATGCTGCAAGTGCGTTGACGGAAGAGTTACCATTTACTTAAAGAGGTAGACTATGAAACATTTAGGAGATATAACCAAAATCAGTGGTTATGATGTACCAGTAGTTGATGTTGTTTGTGGTGGCAGTCCTTGTCAAGATTTATCAATTGCAGGCAAAAGAGCAGGACTTGACGGAGAACGTAGTGGCTTGTTTATGGAACAAGTAAGAATTGTAAAGGAAATGAGGGAGAAAGATGAAGAAGGACAGCGAGATAGAAGGACAGATAAGCATATTCGACCAAGATTTATGGTGTGGGAAAATGTGCCAGGAGCCTTTACTTCACCAGGAAAGCGAAACGGAGAAGAACATAGAGGTGAGGACTTCCAAGCAGTACTCACAGAAATCGCAAGAATTGCCAAAAGTAACTGCCCCGATGTTCCTTTACCTAAAGACAGAAGATGGCCCCATTCAGGATGTATCATGGGAATCGGAGATAACGGACAGCCGTTTTCCATCGCCTACAGATTACACGATGCACAGTTTTGGGGAGTTCCCCAACGAAGAAAGAGAATCGCTCTTGTCGCAGATTTTGGAGGATGCGCAGCACCCAATATCTTATTTGAAAAAGTATCAGCTGTCGAGCAAGGCTTGCCAAGGAATATTGAACAGAGCGAACAAACGTGGAAAGGAACTACCAAAGATACTGAAAGAAGCACTAGAGAGACAAGCAAAACTTATGATGTAAGAATATCATCAGATGGTACGAAGAACTGGCGAGCGCATTGCTACGAAACAGATATATGCAGGTCACTAGATACAGGTGGCGAGGATCCTAATTCAAATCACGGTGGTGTTACTGTTGTGCAGGGTTTTCCTTTAGGCTTTAGAGCAGAGAACACACGAATGTATGATGAAAAGGCGACTACATTGTGCAGTGGTACAAGACCGGGATTTACTTGTGGTGTAGTACAAGTGGCAAAGACCTACTCAATAGACCAAGGCGGTGGCAAATCAGCTTGCAACGTTTTAGAAGAGCAAAGTCCTACACTTACAACTACACATGATGGTGCGCCTGCTGTCTACAATATCAGTCCTTATAAAAGTAACGCTATGAAGAGCAGTAATCCACATAGTGGAATCTATGAGGCTAGAACAAGTAGAACACTTGACTTAAACGGTGGCAATCCGAATTGTAATCAAGGTGGCACAATGATTTTAGAAAATCATCCAAACGATAGCAGAGTGAAGATAAAGGAAGATAACATAGTACAGACCTTGTCAAGTAGAATGGGAACAGGTGGCGGTAATGTGCCTATGGTGATGGAACCATTTACATCAAGCAAAGCATTTTTCCACCAAAAATTTACAAATACCGGGAAAGCAGATACTTTAGTAGCAACAGATTATAAAGATCCACCAATTGTAAGCGAACTTGATTCTGTTAATTACGTTAATAGCGTTATTTACACAGTCCGCAGATTAACACCTTTAGAATGTGAAAGGTTGCAAGGATTCCCAGATAGGTGGACTGATATAGGAGAATGGA